GGCGATACAATTACGTATCAAGCTCTTGGGCCACTTGTCACTGAAGAAGGAAAACCCTCGGGTAGAGAAATTGGAAAGAATTTCACGGATGGTGGGGGCGTTGCTCCTGCTCGTTCGTACAACAATGATGTAGCATGCGTGCAAGGAAGGATTGAAGACGTGAAGAATCAGGTTGTGAAGGTACCACCTTTTTATTTGGAATGTAGGGAAGAGTTTGTTGAACACTTGATTCCTAGTGGGCAGATGTGGACAGGGTGTCCATGGTCAGAACAAGAAGTTGAAGCAAAACAGTGCCGACCCACACAGAGAGCACTAGCGGCCATAGCTAAACCTTTTATGAATTGTGGGACGTTTCTCGTGAAATCGTTCCAGAAAGCTGAATCTTATGCGAAAGTTTGTGCACCTCGCAATATCAGTCAAACACCTACTGATCATCGATTGAGATATGCTAGTTATATCTATCCTTTGACCAGTGTTTTGAAGAAATTTGATTGGTATGCGTTTGGTAGAACACCAGCTGAGATTACTCAAAAGGTTCAAGATGTGGCTGTGAAGTGTGATACTATTTGTCCTACGGATTTTAGCAAATTCGATGGTACACATAGTAAGTTTTTGTGTGAGTTTGAACTGATGTTGCTTCTTCGTTTCTTCGGCTCTCGTTATCATGAAGAAGTGGCAAAGTTGTCAACTGAACAGTATTATGCGAAGGCCACTACGAAGAATAAGGTCAGGTACAATACCGAGTTTTCGCGTTTGAGTGGGAGCTCAGACACTAGTACATTTAACACCGCTGACAATGCGCTTGTTTCATACATCGCTTTAAGAGTAACTGGACATTCGAAGATAGAAGCTTTTGACAAACTAGGCTTCTATGGGGGTGATGATGGATTGACAGGGGATGTTGATCCTACTTTGTTTGAAAGAGTTTGTGCTCGTCTCGGATTGACGTTGAAAGCTGAGAAGATTGAAAGAGGAAACCCGGTTCCATTTCTGGGAAGAATGTTCCTTGACCCATGGACCACAGGTGAGTCTATTTGTGACGTCGGTCGTCGTGTCCGTTGTTTACATATTACGACAGCATCCAAACAGATTGCTGATAATATTGTATTGATGCGTAAGGCCGAAGGTTACTATGTAACTGATAGTCATACACCATTTATTTCTAATTGGTGTAGGGCTATTTTTCGTATTCTAAAAGGAACTAATACACAATTGAATGATGCTCAAGAAGCTGAACTCAGTCGTGATCTTAGTTACTTTGCAAAATATGATAAGAAAGAACAGTTTCTTAGACCAGCCTTGGTTAGTGATAGAGCATTCGAAGTTGCTGCAGCCTCGTTACAAGTTGAAGTGAATCGTTTGGTGTGGTGCTGCAGTGAACTTGATAAGGTCCAGAGTATGCAGGATCTTATGAAATGTGATTTCAAGTTTCCTTTCCAACCTAAGATTGAAATACCAGCAGCTGTTGGTGGACAGGTTCGTTTACCTGAGAAGGATGTCAAGCACCGAACTCCGAAAACAAAGAAGCAATTAGCTAATGAAGCTGATTGCTGGCGAACAACGGTTAAGTCTAAGCTCTCAGGAGCTAAGACTTAATCAAACACATCACTCCGCGCGGCTATTGTATGTTGGGCCCCGGCATGCAACATCAGCCTGGGGCTGCCAGATTCGCAGAATCATTCAAAACGACTTCAAACGCTTTACCTACACCTTTCACTATCTACATTTTACAAGCTCTAGTTCTACTATGGATCGCATCAATCATCTCAAATTTCTTGACGATACAGTTCCAAAGGTTTTGGATACTGATGAGGAATCAGATTATTCCGATGTTTCATCGTACAGTGATTTTTATGATGATCAATGTGAGTGCATGGGTGAATATGCTCCGTGTTGGCGATGCTGCCCTTCCAGCGCAGTAATCGAGGAGAAATCCACAGCTGACATGGGCCATGAAGCTCCTTCTACTCAATCTATAACTCAATGCGTCACAACTTGTGTCGAGACTCCGGTCATAGCATTGACGTTGGTTGAACGAGTGGAAAATTGGGTCAAGGAGTGTTGTTGCTGTATCAGTAACAACGAGTCAAAGGACATAGCTCCGCGATCCGAACCAGTGTTGAGTATGCCCACGCTTGAGGAGTTCTTACGTGAACTGGACTCAGCGGTGGACAATAGTCTTCACACTGATAGTGCAGCGCAGTCAATGGATCTGGACGATTAGTCGCGCCACGTTAACAGGTTGTCGTGCGAACAACTTGGCTCTTCCGTTTCAGGAAAACCTCTTTGGTTTGCCCGTGCATGGCTTATAAATGCATACGTAGGAG